GGCAGAGGTAGTCGAGGATGGTTTATCTATCCAACCCTACGCAGAATTCAGCCTGAATTGATCAGCAAATGGGAAGAAAGTTTTGATCGCATTATTAAGGAATGGGTCTAATGGCTACTGGTAATCGCACCCTTAAACTCTCGATTCTTGCCGATGTCGATGATCTTAAAAAGAAATTAGGCGAAGCTGATAAAGCCGTTGAAGGAAACGCAAGTAAGATTTCAGAATTTGGAAAGAAGGCTGCTGCTGCTTTTGCCGTTGCTGCTGTTGCTGCTGCTGCCTATGGCACGAAATTAGCCATTGATGGGGTCAAGGCTGCCATTGAGGATGAGCAAGCACAACTTAGGTTAGCCAATGCCCTAAGAACCGCTACAGGGGCAACTGATGCCCAAATAAAGGCTACTGAGGACATGATCCTACAGACATCCTTAGCCACAGGCGTTGCAGACGATAAGTTAAGACCAGCATTCCAAAGACTTGCAGTATCGACTAAAGATACAGTTGAAGCCCAGAAATTATTAAACCTTGCTTTAGATATTTCTAAAGGTAAAGGAATTGAATTAGAAACAGTTGCAAATGCTTTGGGTCGTGCTCAAGACGGAAACACTACAGCTCTTGGCAGACTAGGACTTGGATTATCTAAAGCAGAACTTTCAACATTATCATTTACAGAAGTTCAAAGTAGATTATCTGATCTTTATGGTGGCGCAGCAGCTGCTAATGCTGAAACATTTCAAGGCAAGATTGATCGATTAAAGGTTGGCTTTGATGAGGCTAAAGAAAGTTTAGGAGTTGCATTACTTCCACAGGTTGAAAGATTTATTTCGTTCTTAAATAATACTGGTATTCCAACCCTGAATGCATTTATTGCTGGATTAACAGGAACTGGTGGTATGAGTGATGCTCTCACAACTACTGAAAAGAATGCTCAATTATTTGGTCAAGGGATTACAGGTTTAATTGGTATTGTTTCTGGATTTATTACATTCTTACGAGAAGCAATTGGATTACTTACTATGATGGCAAATCAATTAATTTCAGTTGCCAATGTGGTTCCGGGGGTTAATATAGGAGCAATCCCTAATATCGCTCCATCAGCAGCTATAAGCGTTCCACAAACAACTGCTTTAGATCGCAAAGAAACTGCAACAACAGTTAATAACATTACAGTTCAGGCATTAGATAGTGAAAGCGCAGCTAGAGCAGTAAATAAAGTTATTACTCAAGCATCCAAGCGATCAATTCCTGCACTTGATGGTGCAAGTATTAGAAGATTTCAGCAATGAGCCAATTCACTCCTGATTGGAAATTAACAGTATCGGGAACTGAATATACTGATATTACAATTAGCGACATTACTCATGCTTCTGGCAGAACAGATATTTACTCTCAACCAAATCCATCTTATATTCAAATAACTTTAATTGCTTTATCTGGTCAAACTTTACCATTTGACATAAATGACAGTTTAACCTTGCAAGTGAAAAACAGCGCAGGAACTTATGTTAATTTGTTTGGTGGGAGCATTACAGATGTTTCAGTTGAAGTTGGTGCTACTGGATCAATTGCCACAGTTATAAATTACACTTTAGTAGCCATGGGAATTCTTGCCAATTTGTCTAAAGTTATTACCAATGGAATTTTATCTCGAGATGAGGACGGCGACCAGATTTATGCTTTACTTAACGATATATTAGCAGGCACTTGGAATGATGTTCCAGCAGCTTCTACTTGGGCAGGATATTCAGCAACTGAAATTTGGAGTAATGCTCAAACTTTAGGACTTGGTGAAGTTGATCGCCCCGGACTTTATGTTATGGAAAATCGCGCTAGTAATGCAGATACTGTTTATAACATTGCTTCTAATATAGCAAATTCAGCATTTGGATATTTGTATGAGGACAATCAAGGAAATGTTGGTTATGCCGATGCTGATCATCGCCAGACTTATTTAGCAGCCAATGGTTATGTAGATTTGGATGCTCGTCAGGCTTATAGCCAAGGGATTCGAACCACCCTAAGTTCAGGTGATATTCGTAATGATATTTATATTAATTATGGCAACAATTTTGGCTCACAAAAAACATCTACAAGCGTTACATCAATTGCAACTTATGGATACAGGGGCGAAACAATTCAATCTCTTATTCATGACAACACAGATGCTCAAGATATAGCAGATCGTTATATTGCACTCAGAGCCTTTCCACAACCTATTTTTGACAGTATTACTTTTCCAATTACAAATCCAGAAATAGATGATGCTGACAGAGATGCGCTACTTGGGATCTTTATGGGTCAGCCGTTAAATATCCAAAATTTGCCAACTTCAATTGCAGGAGGAGAATTTGAGGGCTATGTTGAGGGTTGGTCTTGGAGCACTAGGTTTAATGAATTATTCCTAACCATAAATCTTTCACCAGCTAGTTTCAGTCAGGTCGCTATGCGATGGAATACTGTGCCTGTTGGTGAGGCTTGGAACACTTTATCCGCAACATTAACATGGGAATACGCTACAATCGTATCCTAAGAATAGGACAATATGGCAACCACTACGAACTATGGCTGGACAACTCCAGATGACACAGCGTTGGTCAAGGATGGCGCAGCTGCTATTCGCACGCTTGGAACTTCTGTTGATACAACCACAAAAAATCTAAATCCATCCACAACTCTTGGCGACATTGAATTTCGTTCATCAACAACTAGCGTTAATACTAGATTAGGAATTGGATCCTCTGGACAAAATTTAACAGTAGTAGCAGGCGTTCCTTCATGGGCTGCTTCTGCGACTTCTGTTTTAACAACTACTGGAGATACTCTTTATGCTTCAGCCGCTAATACTCTTGCACGATTAGGAATTGGATCAACTGGTCAGATTTTAACTGTTGCTGGTGGTTTGCCAACTTGGAGTAGTGCAGCAGCAGCTGGTGGAATGACTGTTTTGGCATCGGGAAGTTTAACAACTACTGGAACAACATTGTCATCAATTAACCAAAATTACAAAAATGTAAGATTACTTTTGAGGAATTATTACACTTCAACTGCTGGCGGACTTCAAATTAGATTAAATGCAGATACAGGAACAGTTTATCCATTCGTTGTAATGAGAACAACTGTTGGCGGTGGAACTGTTGCTGCTGGTAACAATGCTGGTGGTTTCCTGTTTGACGATGTAAATGGTCAGTTAGGAACATCAGCACAAGGTAATCATTTGGTGTTTGACTTAAATGATTATGCCAATGGAGCAACAAAAACCACAGGTTTAGCCAATTTTGTTTATACTAGAACTGACTCAGCAATTGCTGGTGTCACTCAAAATTGCACTTATACGACAACAGGTAACATCACAGAAATAAAGATTTCTGCAACCGCAGGCAATCTATTTGGCGATTATATTCTTTACGGAGTAAATTAATATGACAAAAACTGCAAAGCCATTAATCAAAATCCACAACACCGAAACAAATGAAATTATTGAAAGACAAATGAATGATGTTGAGTTTGCACAATATCAAATAGATCAAACCAATGAACAGGCTCGCCAAGCAGAGATTAAATCTAAGGCGCAAGCCAAAGCCACAGCTCAGGCTAAGTTGGAAGCACTTGGTTTGACTGTTGAGGATTTGCAAGCACTAGGTTTGTAATGAAACCTTGGTTATCTAAGGCTGCCGTTCAATTAAGAGAACAGACTGATGACTGCTTCCCTGATCGCAAGCGTGCCAGCGATGGGTGGATTGGTGATGCTCGTCATTCAGCCAGAATCAGTCAGCACAACCCAAATGAACGGGGTGAGGTATGTGCCATTGACATTGACGCTCGCCTTTCTGACCAAGAAGCAGTTAGTTTCGATTTGGCAGATCAAATTCGACTTGCAGCAAAAACAGATAAGCGCATTTTGTATGTAATTCATGCCGCCAAAATTGCAAGCGCTAAGTCATTATGGCGTTGGAAAAAATATACCGGGATCAACCCACACCACAAACATATCCATATTTCATTCAAAGAAAATCAAACAGGCGAGTTCTTTAATATCCCACTACTAGGAGGCAAGTAATGAAACTATCAGCAAAACACAAGTCAGCAATTAAGTCATATCTAAGAGCTGTTGCAGCTTCTGGAATTACTGTGGCTCTTGCAATCGTGGGAGATATCAAACCTGAATATGCAGTTTTGCTTGGTGCTCTTATTGCTCCATTTATTAAAGCCATTGATCCAACTTCCTCAAAAGAAGCTGATTATGGTATTGATGCTAAATGACACCAAACGATTGGGTCGCTATCGCCGTTGGCGGATGCGCCATATTAACAAGTTTATTAGTGGCTCTGCGCTGGGTTATTAAATCCTACTTAGCCGAACTTAAGCCCAATGGAGGCTCCTCGATTAAGGACTCAGTTTCAAGATTGGAATTACAAAGTTCTCGACTTGAGAAGCGTGTCGATGATCTCTTTGTCTTAATCAGTAAGTCATAATTTTAATTATGGCGAACACACGAAAACCTATCAAACGCAAAAAGATCAATCGTCGAGTCGTTCGCCAAACTCCTGAGCCATTAAGCAAGATAGATCAACATTACTTGGCTTTGCATGAATGTTATAAAGCAGCTCGGAAAGCAGGATTTACACCAGAACACGCCTTTTGGTTAATGACCGAGCATAAGACTTTTCCTGATTGGATCGTAGGCGATGGAGGAATTATTCC